AAAGAAAAACGCCCTGGCTGTGCTCAGCTCGATAATGAATCATGCGGAGGTTAGCCCTAACCCATGCCGGCAGGTAAAGATCCGACGCGGCCAGAAGGCGCCTATTCAACGTTACACCCCATCTGAACGCGAGACACTCCTGGGCGCTCTGGACGGCGACTATAAAGTGTTCTTTGCCATCCTGTTTGGCTGTGGCTTGCGAACTGGCGAGGCGATGGCGCTGACCTGGGCGGACTATGACGGCGAGCACCTAGACATATCTAAACAGGTCGTTAGGCGGCGCCTGGAAAAGACAACCAAAACGTCAGTGCGCCGCAAGGTATTCGTGCCGCAGTGGGTGAGGGGATATATCAATAGCTTGCCGTCGCGCTTTCCTGGTGACTACCTGTTCCCAAATCAGTATGGCCGGCACCACCAGGACGCCGATGCCTTCAATAACGAATGGGCCCGCATACACAAACGCTGTCGCTTGCCCTATAGAGTCCCATACACCTGCCGACACACCAGGGCGGCCGAACTGCTTAGCGTGGGCGCAACCCCAGCCTCTGCGGCCAAACAACTGGGCCATAGCGTTGAGATATTTTTGCGGACCTATGCTGAGTTTTTAGAGGAATATGCAGACACGTCGATGTTTGATACACCCCTACAGCGTAAGCGTGGTTAGGTCACGACAAATCGAGTTTTTAGTTTTGGACTTGCTAAAAAACTCGCTAGTTTTTGGAAGAATGGCTTACCTAAGCGGAAAAAAATGGCGGAGCGGACGGGACTCGAAACCTACCCCCAAAGTTTTATGTGGGCGTATGTGTAGTGTTTATGCGGTCTGTAGCCTGAAGCGACACATACAAAGCCACGATTCCCCATCAAAAACTCGCTAGAACCTCGCTAATTTTTTTTAAATTAATTGATAAAAACACTTGACCTAGTATCGGTAGGCGGTTAATATGGGTTCATTGATTAAGGAGATAGATATGAACAACATTAAAAACCAAGTTAAAGAAGCCTTTGCACAGCATGACGCCGACGCTATCGCTGACGTGCCTGCCGCTATCGCAGAAGCCCGCGCCCAGTATCGTGAAATGAAAGCGGCTTACTTTGCCCTTCCCCGCAGTGAGGCTGGCAAGCGACACGACCAAATGAAGGCAATCAAGAGCCTTTTCAATAAGCGATTCATTGAGGATTTTGACTGGGGCGAAGCCGAGCACGTTGCCCGATTCATCAAGAACCTGGAAAAGAATCACGAAGCCCGCAACGAGCGAATTGCCGCGAAGTTTGCCAAGGCTGGAATTGAGAGCATCGATGCCGCCGACTTCCGAGCTGTTTACGGCGAAGCCTTCCAGGGAATGTGGGTCATCGACGGTCACCGCGTCAAGATCGAAATTATTCTGGCTGGTGGCTACAACATTCAACGCCTGCACCAACGAGTGCTGGTCAACGTCAAGGCGGCCGCGTAAGCGGCCCCAGCTAAACGGTAATATTAACACTTGACCTTGTATCGGTAATAGGTCATAATGTGTTCATCAACTAGGGAGATAGATATGAAAACAATATTCGACAACAGCAACCGAATGGTTACCGTGACTTACGAAACCAATCGCGGCGGTATCAAAGAGGTGAGCGGCGTCATCGTTGAACGACCCGTATTTGGTGACACCTCTGCGCCTTACCGCATCCGCACCAAAGACCGTGATGTTTGGGTGAAGCTCGGCGGTGAGGTCGGCACGATAGATCGCCGTCTCGGTTACACCATCCGACTCGTTGACGCGTAAGCGGCCCAACCAACCAAGGAGATCAAAAATGTTTAACGAAAATTTCAACGCAAAACGTGAAGGCCGATATATTGGATTCGCGGTCGCCTATGACCTGGATGAGCTTGACGCTGTTTTCATTCCCGCGGCATTTGAAGTGGCCGCCAGGAAAGCAGAAATGGAGCTCGATGAATTTTTGGATGTTGTCTTTAACCCAAAGCGTCCAATGATCGAAATGATGGATTACCTGGCTGAGGCAATCGGCCAGGCACAACAAGCGGCATAGCCAGGGAGATAGAAATGTCAGACCAGAAGCATGAGGCATATTTAATATTCGCGACCCCAGCGGATAGCTGGACTGAGACTATGGCGATGGCCACAACATGGGATGACGCCCAAGAGCGCGTCTTTTGGTTTGGCGAAAATGGCTATGAGTCTGTCCGAGTAATTCACCCTAGCGGCAGAAAAGAAAAAGTCGGATGGGTGTAAACGCCGCGACCGCGGCATAACCAGGAGAATGTAATGGACTACAAAATACTAAACGCCGAAGAATTCGATGCTGAGATTGCCAAAAATACTGGCTTCAAAAGCATGAATGATTTGCTCACCGCTAAAGGGACTTACCGCCCATCATGCGATGTCGATAACCCTTTTCACCTTGAGCTGGCAGATCGGTTTGACCTGGAGATGAAGCGCATGGGCCTGGAGCACCGCGCCTATCGTTACGGCCGGTCAATGTCCGCAGTTGACAAAATGATCAGAGCTGACAAGCGCATTAAGGCCAGGGAGGCAAACTCAATTCGCCGGCTCCTGGCTGGTCGCCACTAAATTGGTAATATTAACAGTTGACCTAGTAGCGATATTGGGTCATAATGTCTCTGTTGTTTGAGTGAAGTCAATTTTAACCAGGAGAACGTGATGGCGAGCAAGCAAAAACTCATTGATGCGGTGGCGGCCCTTGGCGGCGCCATCGACTGGGGTGTCTCTTTCATCGAGCGAGGCGAAAAGCACATCTGCATCGACGCGCCGGCCGGCATGGTCTGGTCTGCAAACGGGGCGCCCTGCCTAGTCCAGTCCTGGTACAGCGGAACCGCCAGTGATTTTTATGATGACGTGTTAGCCGACCTGGCTGACGGTCTAAACCAGGGAGAGTGAAATGATCGATAAAGCAATTAAAGGCAATTATTACTGGACTCATCGCGGAAGCCACAGGCGATATTTTCCTGGCGCCGAAGTCATCAAGGTGTTTGCAAAAACAGGCGGCAAAGAATTCCCGCTGTGCACTGAGCGCCAGGGCGAGATGGCCCACCCGACCAGCACCGGTTCTTTGTTTGAAACTTATGAAGCGGCTGTTGAATACGGCGAGCTCCAAAAAAGACTTAGTGAGGAGAATAAAAATGGTTGAAATAATTGTTGGATTAGCGTTATTGCCCGTGGCCATCGTGGTTGCGTTTTACCTAGGCGCGCTCGCAATCGGCGCGGCCTGGATTCTTGGCGGGCTCATCCTTTTGTTGTGCGGCATTTTGCTTGCAATTGAAGGCATCAACCCAGGTGGATTTATTTGCATGTTATTCGGTGGCGCCTGGTGCGCTTATAGTTGGGGAGTAGTGAAGTGACAGATGAAATTAACAAAGCGGCCCAGGCGCTCAGCCTATCCAGGACAGAGCAAACGCTGGAGTGCCAGGAGTGCGGCAAAGAGTTTAAAGCCAGGGACGTGCGGGCCCGCTTCTGCACCGATCGATGCCGGCAGATTGTGCGGCGCCGAAACGCCAAAAAATAATTTGAAATTAATTGATAAAAACACTTGACCTTGTATCGGTAATAGGTCATAGTGATCGTGTTGTTTCATTAATCAGGGAGAGTAAAAATGGCAAAGCAAATGAGTGAAAACGCAAGAGCGGCAAAGATGGTGCGCCAGGAGCTAAAGGCTCGCGGCATCAAGGGCCGCGTAACGAGCCGTCAGTACAGCATGGGCTCAAGTATGGACGTGGTTATTCTGGAGGATGTGAACCCAGAAATTTATGAGTCGGTTAGAGAGTACGCACGTCAGTTTCAGTATGGTCACTTTGACGGTATGCAGGACCTGTATGAGTACAGCAACAGCCGCGATGACATCCCCCAGGTAAAGCACGTTTTTACCAGCATTGAGTACAGCGATGAGCTCAAGCAAAGGGTTTGGAATTACATTCGCAACGTGTACGCAAATATGGAAGATGCGCCAGAACTGCTAGAAGAGTCTTATAACTTCTACAGCAAGCACTGGGGCGCCAGCGCCATTGGCCTGGTCAACCGTATTTTGTTTGATTCTAATGATGTCGCCTGGAATGGAGGTCTCCAGGCGTGATATACTTTCACCGGAGGTTGTTATGGAATTCGTTATCTTTCTTTACTGCCTGGTGGCCGCTGTCGGCGCTTACCAGATCCTGGTGCCTTACCAGTACCTGCCCGCTTACACTCCTGAAGAGTTAGAGCGTATTGCTTACTGGGATGACATCATCGCCAACTCAAGCTCAGAGGATAGCTAGATAGTCAAACCTGGCACCGCGTCCAGGATACCGCTATTCATTAGGACCGGCTTCAGGCCCTTCGCGGGTACTTCCGGTCCGTTTGCTACCTGGGATATTCCGTCAAATAAACCGTTTTGATTTGACTTCAAGACGCCAAACGTGTCGATAGCGCCCTGGGCGTCTTTATTGAATATGTCAACGGGGATGTGTCGCCCCGTACCTGCTGACCGTAAAAGCATTCGCTTACCGGCCTCTTCCGCTGAAACATCCATATTTAATAGCTGAACGTCATAACCCTTCGCCCTGAGCTGTTCAGCCGTCTTTAAGACATTATCGGGGTTTGACCCTATCCGCGGTATCACTAGGTTGTAACGGTCCCTCATGAGCTCCTCCTGGAGCTGTTCCGTCATTACTTTGGACTGCGGATGTACCGCATTGGCGCCCATCCCGTCAGCAAATCCTGGAAGCATCTTTTTAGCCTCATCAGGATCAACAATGGCCGCGTTGTATTGCCTGGCTATTGGATTGGCCACAGAGCTCTTTCCTGCCGCCGCCGCCCCCGTTACCAGGATCGCCCTGGGCTTTTCACCTTTAGCCACCGGCTTAGCGGCGCCCTCTAGGCCATCATCCGCCCAGCCTAGTCTGGTGGCGCCCTGGTAAAAATCTTCCTGGAGCTTTGGCCTGTTGGCGATTTGGTCCACCGGCAATGGCGCGTAGTCACTGCTGGTAACAATGCTCTCGCGATGCTTTACCAGGGGAGTGCCTGCGGCCTCTCTGAAGCTTTTGCCCTCGTTATCGAACATGTGCCGCATTTCATCTTTCATGTGCTGGGCGGGGTCTGGGCTCTGATACCAGCGGTTCATTGTCCCGATCTTATCCAGCGCCTGGCCTGCAACCTTGGCCGGCCCTACTGGCACACCCACGTCCAGGGCGGCGCCTGCGGCCTGTCCTGGCGACATGGTGCCGTGATACGCAAAGTTATTAAGCGCATCATCCAGGCTGTTGGGGTACACCCAGCTCGCTATAGAGCCGTCCACGGCCCTCTCGCCTGCATTAAGGGCTTCGGCCACCTTTGCCATCCACGGGTGCCTGGGGCCCATTACGGAGCTCTCAGGGGCCCTTGCCTTTGGTTTGTTGCTTGCCGCCGCGTCTAGGATACCCATTAGATTCTGAATTTCTCGTAATCGCCGCTGTTGAGCTCGATCTGGACAATGCTATCAAAGGCTTCATCGTCCTGGCGAACTCCCCACTTGTTACTCCACACCTGCTCTAAAAAAGGCGGGTAAGCATATTGGGGTTCGCTAATCTTCTCGCCCATAAAATTAAAAATTTTCCCAGTAGCTTCGCGCTTGTGCCGTAAATAAGTGGCCTGGTCCAGGTAGGGATTAGGATCGTGCTTTTCAATATGTAAAAGCTTCCCATCCTGTACTTCAAAAGATTCGCCAATTTTCATCACGTCACCTCTGTAATTAAAAAAAGGGGGCATTTCTGCCCCCGTGAAGAGTGAACCAATTACTTGGTGTATGTCGCCATGTGACCACTTGATGCCTCATTATGAGCCACCAGTGTATGCTCGCCCACGATATGGCCGTGCATTGAATCACCGGTTTTAGCGAGAGTCTCTTGCTTCCAGCCGCGCAATGTTGCGACTTTCCACTTCTTTGACTCCAGGACATACAAAGACCCAGCAGGCATAAAGCGATCAGGTACAAACGTGATCAAGCCCCAGGGCGTTTGGTAGCGAACCATTGAGTTAACCACCTTCTCTTCGGTTGCCATGATGTTGCCACGCTGGTTGTTGTTGCCTTCCAGCTCTGCGACCGCCGCAGACATTAAATCCGCTCGCAAATATACGCGATCGGGCTCTCCGCCTTCGGTCCATAACGTTTCCAGGAGCTGATCAAAATCACCCTGGGTAAACGATGCACCAGTGCCAGCAACAAAACCGCCTGAGCCGTCACCAGCAGTGGGGAAAGTAGCATCGCCAACCGTGTTGGTGGCCATCCAGCCGCCTACACCACACATAATGCGAGGCGTAGAACCAGAACCAGCGTCACGGCCCTGAGTACCCAAAAGAGCAACCTCCAGGTCACGCTTGAGCTCTTTACCTTTCTGCAAAGCCTGGTAAGCGTATTCCTTATTTCGGCCTGCCGTTGTGACACTTTGGACAGTGCCCGACACGCGGAAACCACGCTTTCCAATTTGGGTGTAGTTTCCGATTCGCTCAGTCTTGTTGAACTCAGCACCGGAATCAGCACCTTCGATGTGAGCGTTAATCTCAGCATCCTGGAGCGCTGTTGTCTGCCATTCAGTGTACGTGTTCTTAGCAGACTCTTTGCCACACTTTGTATAAAAAGGTGTCTCTGTGGGCGAAATATCAGAAATAATATCTGACAATTGCTCGCGGATACCAGTAACGAAACTCTCATCAGGGTATCCAGGACGGTTTAAATCACTTCCGTAAGTGGAAGCCGTGATTACCGGAGCAGTGTTACCTGATCCGTCAATTGCTCGATTACTCATAAATTTCTCCAATTAAACTATTAATAAAATCACTCTAAAAGAAGGCCAATTGCATCCTCAATATCTCCAGTCTGCTTTAACCTGTCTCTCTGCTTTTGCCGTTGTTGCTGATCGGCATTAACTTTTCGCTTAGTCGATCGCACCTGTTTGGCCTGGACTTTTTGCTCAACTCGCTTTTTGCCCGATTCGCTGTTTAGCTGTCGGTAGGCAATCGCATCCATTAACACGCGCATGTGTCTATGATCCATAACGCCATTAATCTCTTCAGGGCTGAAGCCGTAGCTTTCAGATGCCTGGGTGACTAACCGCTCTTTCACTTCCGGTCCCTTTTCTGCGTCAAAAAGCTCTGGGTGAAACCCTTTAAGCATTTCGACTTCTTGGGAAAGGTAAGCACTCCGCGCCTGTTCGTTGGTCTGCTGATTAGCCTGGGCTTGTTGTTGCATATACCCAACCTTTTCTTGAAAAGCCTGCTGGTCCTTTTGATACTGAAGTTGTTGCTCCATATACGCCATAGGATCAGACTGAAATAGCTCTTCGCTTGGTGCCTGCGGGGGATGGGCAAAGGTTCCATCTGATAGCATCTGGAGTGCCGCTTGCACTTGCGCCCGCTCTTGACTTAACGCCGCAAAAACTTGCTCGGTCTCTTTACGATTCTCCGCAACCCTTTGCATTTGAGTGGTGATATAACTTTGTCCTGAATAGCCTCTCTTCAATTCTTCCAGGTTTACCGAGTGTTCCTCTCCGTCAATTTTAACGGTGAACATTTCGGGCTCTTCCGAATCATCAGGAGTGCTTTCATCAATAGTCTCATCAACCTCTTCAACTTCTGCCACCTCTTCAGTCTCAGATTCCATTTCTGGAGTCTCTTCAACTTCTTCGGCGGGTTCTTCTACTGGCTCGGGAGCAGTCTCTGTTTCAAGCATTCGCTCAATCAAAGATTCCTCGGTTGCCTGACCAATATCATCTGTTGCGGGAGATCGCTCATCGCCGTTACCAACAAAATCATCCATCGTTACTGCTCCTATCATTTTGGATACGCTCATTGCCCTCAATGGAGTCAAACTTGCGTTCCAAGAGTCCCACGGCCCGTATGGATTCGTGGGCTTCGATAATCCTCTCCGCTGTGGAGTTGGGATTTTCAAAGATGTCGATAGCCTCTGATCGTATTTCAGTCAGCACTATCTGCAACGTGGTGTCCTGCTTTAAGCGTCGGACGCCTGCCGCCATGTCTTCGGTTCTACTCATTAGGCATACGTGTCAATGACACGTCCCTTGGTTGTGTCTGTGCTTGGAGTTGTGTCGATTGTCCTCGGCGTAAAAGGGACTTTTGAACTCTCCGCAGGAATCCTGCTGTTGTTAAGGTTCTGCGGGTCCATTGCCGTGTTAACCCCCGTGCTGTAAATGCCGGTCGGTTGCTGGAAATTGTTGTCCCATCTAACGCCTGCAATATTGATTGGGTTTGTTGCCATATAGATACCACGATTATTGTCCCGTCCCTTGTCTTGGCGCGTTAATTTTCGCATATAAACTAGCCTCATCAAGAGCCAATTTATTGTCTAGCTTCGCGCCCTCAAGGGCAATTTTAGCGTCAAGCTCATCCCGCTTTAGATCACGGTCAAGCGCGTCCTGGCCAAACTGGGCTTGTAGCTTGCCCATCTCTATTTGACCCTTCTGTTGTAGCTCAGCCTGCTTGATCTGTTGCTGAGCCTGGGCCTTGACCTGCTCCGCCTGAACTAACGCCTGGCTTGGGTCGCCCTGTTGTTGTGCGGCCGCTTGTTGTTGCTGGGCCATTTGCATCAATTGCTGTTCTTTCTGATCATCAATTGGCTGGAAATATCTGTCCGCATTCTGAACACCTGCCATACGCAATAGGTCGGTTATTGTGTTGACCAATTCTTTTGGTCCAACAATGCCGTTAGTGAGCCCGAACTGGGCGACGACTTTCTCTTGTGCAAGCATCGCTTGTTGCAGGGCCATCATCTTTTGTTGCTCATTACCCGTACCCAGACCCACGTTGACCTGAGTATCCATTTCTACATCCCAGGTCGTTGGGTCAAACTGTACAAAATCAGAGCCTGAGACCTTTTGCATCATCTCATCGGTAGCATTCTCAATAACGAGCTTGAGAATCCGCTTAAACATCGCTGTGACGCCCCCCTCTGCCAGGTTGCGGGCCATTAACTCCAATGTGGCGTTATTGGCTGAGACCATCGCATTGGCCGCTGTGGCGCTACTGTTGGCCTTCAGGGCGTCAGGGTTTAGACCGTTAGACGCTGAGTTAACGCCGGTCTTGGCTTCGCAATTACGGTCCAGGTAATTCAGAGCCTCCAGGGTCTGACCCGCGACAAACGGCACAACCAAGGGCATGACAGAACCTAATTGCTTGGACCGGACAATGCCGCCAATTTCGTTATTCAGTAGGTCGTCAATGTTTACGGCGCCATCAAGGATTTCCAGGCGCGGATTATTCACCAGGGCGGTGTTATCTAAGATACCCCTAAGCACAACCGTAGAGCTGTCTTGTTCCGCAAAAAGCACGTCGGCAATAGATTGGCCAAAGAATGCGTGAGGGATAGGATCAGCGCAGAATGAAACAAACGGCACGTCATCCCAGGGCTCATGGGAAAGCATTTTATACTTACTGCCGCCCATCAAGAACTTGTAAGGCTGGGGTATGCCAGTACCCTCAACGTCAACCTTCATATAACACTCTGTGACCATGACGGGCCTTGTCGATGGGTCCGTACCCTCTCGCTCATCATCGTAATGAGTGCGTTCAAATTGCTCGTTTTCGGACTCTCCGTCCAGGCCATCAAGCCCTTCTAATTCAGACCATTTAAAGCCCATTTCCACCAGGTCACCAATAGTCTTTTCAGTGCGCTGGCCAATGATGTAAGCATCCTCTACACAACTGGCGCCGGCATCAACAAAGAACTGCTCGGGGGGGATAGACTCTAATTTGATCTCACCAGACTGAATGGTTTTCACCAGCTTAATATCGTGGGCCTGCATTAACTGATCGCCGCCGACTATCTCCTGGGTTGTATGCTCCAGGACCTCAAGCTCTGGGTCTGACGCAATCATTGCCAGCTCTTCATTGGTTAGATTGGCGTACTCAATAATTTCCTGCTTTTCTTCTGGGTCAAAGTAGATTTTGGCAATGCCGTTTTTATGTAATAACGAATCGTGAAAAACGTCCTGGAGTAGCTCATAGCCGCCCTGCTTGTTGAATACGATCTGACAGTATTCAGAGGCGTTTTCCGCCGCCTGGGCTTGTTGGGGATTTGCCCCTTGAAATTCAACCGGCTTTTCTGATTGCAGGAATACCCGCATCAGGCTGGGTTTGATCTGCCGAATGGTGTCCCGAATCTTTGTGGCGACAATCTTGGACCGGCCGCGCTCATGGCCAATGTCACACTTGCCCTCGTAATAACGCATCGCTCTCTCACGATCTGGGGCAATGCTGGTCTCAACGTAGCCAACAGCTTCCTCAATAGCCGTTCTCACGATATTGCGGATCTCTGTATCTGCTAACGGCTTGGGCTTATTCATAAGATAATAGTCCTTCTATATCGAGCGCATTTTTAACTTTCTGCTCGTTTAATAACTGCAATGATTTTGCCTGGTCCGCGTCACCAACTGCCTTAGCGGCCCTGCCCGCAAACGTTGACCCAATCATTGGCGCCCTGCCAACTACATCCATTACAGCCTTTAATTTGGTGTTACCAGACTGAGAATAGTTTGCGCTATTGCCGTATGGCATGGTGTTAATTGTTTCGCCAACCTCGGCAATGTCTCGCAATTCCTGGGCCTTCTGTCGCCCATAAAGAGCTTCAAGCTTCCCAGACCGGTCAAGTTTATCGAGCTCGTTTTTAAATGCTCGCGCATTGAACTCGCCAGGCTTACCCTTTTGCGCCGTATTCACCAGGTCCATCATTACCCGTTGCCCCAGGGTGTGAATGAGCTCCACCCCATTGGGCACCTTTGCCGCCATTCGTAACAGGCGCTTTACATCGGCAATTGGGGCGTTTTTGATCCTTGAATAAACCTGCTCATCAGCAGTAGATGGGGACTGTGTGCGGCCCTTCTTACCCGTTAATTGCGTGACCAGGGCATTTCCATCAGTCTCGGTTTTATTCCTGGCGTATGCCGCCCTGGCGCGCTTGTATGCCTTGGCTGAGTCGGGGACGTTATCCAGAGACCTATCAACGGCGTCTTTTAAAACCTTAGCCATTGCTTTGTGATTTGGATTTAACGGGTCCTTTAAAACTCGATTTATCTGGACGCGGAATTTCTCAACATCATTAATGGTGCTCATTCGCCCATTGGAAACGCCAATTTCATCTGCCATATCTTTCAGCATCTTGAAATCGCCGCTCTGTACCTTGTTGTAAAACCCATCCTCTAACGCTCTAAAAGCGGCGTCTAACCCGTCAACCCTGATAGGGGTATCCATTGCCCCCTGCTCTCTGGCCTCTTTGTAAAGGGCGTCGGTCTTTTCCTTATTAGCCTTTGCTCGCGCCGCCAGGGTAGTTTTTACTTTGCGCCCCAGGGCCTCATCGCTATCCAGGTCCATCCAGTTAGCGCGTGGCGCTTCCTGCTGATCTAGGTTTTGCTGTAAAAGCCGCTGTTGATCGCGCTGGAACTGTGCCAGCGGCGCCCCCGTTTTGGGGTCCTGCCTGGGAATGTTGTATTCATCTGACATTTGCGCGGCGTTGCGAGTAGCTTGTCCCTGGGTCAAAGGGATAGGCGTGGGTAAGTTTTGCGCCGTTGCAACCCTCTGCCTGGCGCCCTCAACCTGGGCGGCGCCGGCTGACAGGTCATCCACATCTGGCTCAGCCTCAATGGATGATAAGAGCGTGGGCGCTATTCTGCTTTTGCGCTCTTGCTCTGCCTTATCTGCCGCCTTAGACGCCTGCCTGGCCTCATACTTGGCCGCGATTGGAGCCTTTGCGGCGTCATAAATCTCGCCACCCGCAGACTTTGCAATTCTAAGACCCATATTACCCATGCCGCCGGTAGCGACACCCGCCGCGGCTTCAGGTCCCAGGGATGCCAGAATGCCCGCTAAGGGCGCCGCTGGAGCTAGTGGGGTCTCTTTAAGGTAATCGTTAGTATTCTGGCCCCAGGACTCTGCCGTGCTGTCTAGCCAGTTAAATATGGGCTGGTCAAATGCCTCGCCAACCTTGCCAATCATTCGCTCGCCGCTCGCGGACCTGGGCGCAACCGTTAGATCGCTAGAGAGCTGATTCTGGGCCGCCTTAGCTGTTTCATAGTCCTCACCCGTAACAGAGCCATAAAGCCCCCTGGCAAGCCCTGCTAGGCCACCCCCAACGCTAGAACCTATCGTATCAAGCGTTTCCTGGAAAGGTCTGTCTCCCGTCTTTGCTGACTCCTGAAACGAATCTGTCAATGCCCCCAACCACGAATTTGACTCTGGGGGAGAAGCGGCCTCTACCCCAGGCAAAGGTCTCCACTCACCGCCAACCAGCCCGACCTGGGCACCAGAATCCGGATTCGTTGCAACCTTCAAAGGCACCCACTGCCCATTTTCAAGAATCAGGCGCTCACCTGTTGTGGGGTTATGTGCTACTTCCATTTAAATAACCTCAAAGTTGAAAGCCATCGGGAAGCGGCGGGATGTTCGCATCGTTACGCCAGGGCATATCCCTGGGCTGATAAAACTCGCTATTAAAAACGTCGTCGTATCTGCCACTTCCCAGCTCGGAATTATAGTCCTCAATAGTCCTTTCTTTATCTCTAATTAATCGACGTAAAAGCTCAGAGTAAGCTTGCGGCGTCATACTCTCAAGACCACCGAATGCCTCGAGCAATCGATTGTATTCAGCAGGCGTATCCATTCCCCTGGCACCTAGTCCAGATTGCTTAAACCAATTCATAACCCGCCGCGCTGATCCAGCTCTCAGTAACTGGTCCTTTGTTGCGCCGCTTAAATCGGTATTGTATTCCTCACCCAATTCCGCCTGTATTGCATTAAACATTTTCTCGATTGGGGCAAACAATCCTTCAGCTCTGGCTGGGTCCATAGACAGCGCCAGCTCTTCCTCCAATAGCGGTATCTGTCTGGCTGAGTCTTTAGCATTCTGTGATAGTTTTGCAATCTTCTCAGAATCACTTGATGCAACGTCCGACGCGGATGTAGAACTGTAGGTGCCCGCTAAAGCTTGCTCTGGCGTGATAACAGTTTCCAGTGACCCATCAGCCCGTCTAACTTGAACTGAACCATCAGTGCCCTTAATGATCTTATCGCCACGCTGAACACCCAAGAATGCTTTTTGGCTCTCCGGATCAAGACTATTGAAGTATTCGTAGTTACGGATGGCCGCAGTATCATCCTCACCGGTAGCCTTCCTAAACTTAGACTGCATCGCGAGCTTCATATAGTCGCCGCGCTGGCCTGGCGGAATTTTAGCCATGACTTTAAACATCTCTGGATTATTCTCAGCCAGATATTTCATGGTCTTGTTGTCTTCGATGCCCTGCATCCCGACCTTCATCAGCATGTCATTCGTGCCCTTCAGGCCAGAATTACCACGCAAGGTCATGTTGCCAAAGCCGTTGCTTGCCGCGGCCAGCATCATGCCCAGGCGGTTTTTATCTTTGTACCACTTTTGATCGATCCAGGCGGGAGCCTTTTCCCTCTCAGGGACACCAATTTGATTGGCCAGCATTCCCTCAACGCCGTTTTCCTGGAGCTGGTCCCTGGGTGGCCCTTGCAGTCGATCGGCGCCCGCGCCCAGGTCACCCAGCAAATGCTTGGGAGGTCCTGCAACTTCTGGCGGTCCCATCGGCGGACCTGGAGGACCCATCTGGTAGGGAACGTTTCCAGGCGGCCGCTGGAGGCCAGGCATCATTGGGGTCTCGCTCATAGCATTAACCGGCGGTTGCTGGCCACCCGCGTTAGTCGGCTGGGGCATATAAGGCGGAGTAGCCCCTGGAGGGGACCCGCCCTGATTGCCCATTAGCTGGCCAATTATTTCCATTAAGCCCATCGTTATGCCCTCATCATTACGGTTTTGGCCACTTCTGGAAGCTTGGCGTAATCAACCATCAGCCAACCGTCTGCGTTCTCAGTGATCGCGTCAGGTCTAGTTTCCTGAACTTCCTGAGCCAGGACGCCAAACGTGCTCTGACCTGGAAACGCCTTCTGGCCTTCCTCGTTCCAATCCCAGTTATAAAGATTAATTCCGTTAATCGTCGCCACCTTCTGGATGTTGTCCTTTAGGCGCATATCAGAGCCCATGAGAGCCGCGGCACCCAGTTGCGTACCCATTCCCATGTAATCCATCTTCCCAGGGCTGTATGACTGCGTACCGCCGCCAGAGAGTGCTGACAATGGCCCCAGCATGTTCTGGAATTGACTTTGTGGGGCATTCTGCTGATTCATAAACATCTGGATCTGCTGGTTGATCAGGTTTTGGTTCAAATCGTCGATTTGGCCGCCGACCTGACCCATTTGATCCAAGGCGTTTTGGCCCATGTTAAAGCGGTCTTGACCCATGCCGTAAGCCTGGTTAGCCGCATCAAACTGCATACCCTGCTGTTTCATCATTGCGGCCAATGCGGCCTGCTGTTGCTGTGCCTTCATCTGCATCATTGCCTGGACGTTGTTGCCGCCACTTTGTGCCATCTGAGTAGCTGACTGAAGATTGGCCGTTTCCGCCGCCATCTGGTTTGCGTTAGCCGTCTGACCAACAAACTGATCACGCGCATTTTGTGCCGCCGTGTTTGCCATGTTGGCCTGCTGAGCCATTGCCGCGTTAGAACTCAGTGCCTGGTTCTGAGAGCTCACGTCACTCATTGCCGCATTCTGGGCATTCTGATAACCCTGGTTGCGGAGTTGTGCGCTAGTCCTGGCAACGTTCTGCATATAGTCGTTGTTGTTCTGAGCCTCCATAATCCCGTGACGATCACCGCCAAAGGCGCCGCCGCGGGTAGCCGCAACACCTGAGCTGTTAATGGCGTTTTGTCTCGCCATATCCAAGTCACCCATCGTCGTATCGATCACGTTTTGGGTGTAGGGATTCATGTAATCGTTAATGTTTTGGTCTTTTAACTGAGCCGCTTGCCAGGATTGCCCTTCTGCCATCGTTGGGTCATAGCTGTAAAGGTCCTGACCTGGCACCTTCATCTGATAGGCTGGGCCACTAAAACCCGCCCCTCCGCCCATTGGCATGGCATTACCGCCAGCGGCCATTTTGGCGATCAGGTCATTCATTGCTTGACTGCCGCCGCCATTCATTTGGTTTTGGAAAAACTGCATTGACCCGTTCTGAGCATCCAGCCCAGTTTGGAACGCATTAGGCCCCATGGTGTTCTGAGTAGGCGTCCCCATAGGGCCCTGCTGGCCCGTCTGGGCCGCAGAAGATGCGTTTGTTGGGGGGACAAAGTTTGAGCCAATGCCGGCCCCCATCATGGGCGGCTGACCAATTCCGACACCCGCGCCGCCGGCCATCGATCCACCCTTGCCGCCGCCTACACTATCGTTGCTCATGGTGTAATTCATGCCAGGAGCGGTGGGCTGTGACGCGCTTGCGCCACCTTTGCCGCTACCATTCATTGGTCCCGCTTGCTGTTGTCCGCCGGCACTCATACGCTGATCCCTCCGCGCTTCATCATTTCCAGGATCTGCTCATAACTCATTTGGCTACCGCCTGGGCCCGCTTGCCCGCCGCCCGCGGTGCCTGGGGCGTCTTCCCAAAAGCCCTTGCCGCGATGGATTGTGGAAGGGTCTAGTAAGCCAGGAATCAGGCTATTCATTGCGGCAACTCGCTCAGGGTAAAGCTTCTGCTGTCGGCCTAATTCACCTTGATAACCAAAGTTAGCGTCATAGCCTTTCATACCCTGCATTTCTCTCAATCGATTGCCGCCAGGCAAATCATCAGTCGGCTTACCAGAGGCCATTCCTAGACCCAGCATATTCGCCATGTCATTGGTTTGGTTCCAGGATGACTGGGTTGCCTGACTAGGCGCCGCCTGGGTAATACCCGTGTAAGTCAGCGGAGCCGTTGTAGCTAGTTTCTCGCCACGGTCATAAGCCCCTAAAATTCTCTCTTTAAATTCTGGGGGTATTTCTGTAGTTGTCTCGCCACCTTTGCCGCCGCTACTCATCGCCCAAACTCCTTTGTTACATATCGTAATTCGTTATGACCAAAACCCAAATCAGATAGTGCTTTTACCCATCCAGGACGGCCCGTTAATGAAAGACCCGCACAGCCCATTTCTTTTGCGAATTTTACTACGTCATCATGCAATTGTTTAATTTCTGAGAGGTCACCGCCCGCCAGAAAAATGTGCAACATCCGCTTATTTGGGAAGTTGTGAAATTCGGTAACAATCGCTGAGTTTTCTGTTGGCCATAAAATCAAGCTTCCGTTAATGACGCCTTGCACTATGTGCACAAAATCATGGGTGCCATTGCCATATTTAAGCGCCGGTTCCAGGAATGGCCGCACCCGCAAAACCTCTTGATGAATATCAATTGCTTCCACTATTTAACCTCAGTGCCGCGGCCGCTTCTAAATTCTTAATTTTCTCATCCAGCGCCTGGAAGCGACGTTTTAAGTAATTATCCAAATCTTCCGCCCATAGCTTTGTATCGCCAGAATATGGCGGGGGCGCCTCACCTGTTCCCAGGTATTCTTTTCTGTCACTACTCACCGCAAGCCTCCCAGGGTAATTAGTAATCTCATGTCGCCAATTCGCACATCTTCAGTGCCCGCCAGGCCATCTCCGTAATTAGGTAGATTCGGGTTACCTGGTGCCGGCGGTGGTGGCTCTTCGGGCTCTTCTGGTGGCGCAACCTCAATGTCTTCCCATTTGGTTGCTACGTCGTCCCACTTATCAAATGAATAAGTCCACCCAGCATAAATCTCTGCGCGAGTTTCTGCTTTTTCTACTAGCGGATTGTTTGCTTCATCCCAATCGCGCTTTTCTTCGTTCCAGGACTTATCACCCAGGTTGTGCCATGTCTCATAGACCACAGGGGGCGCTGAGTAAGCCTCCAGGCGCATTCGGATCTGTCGCCCAGTGAATCGCACGTCCGTCTTTGGCTTGACCACATAGGGCCCGTGGACGGTCTCAGTACCTTGTGGCTCAAAGCGGGTTTTAAACGTGGCATTTAGCCGGTCAGTGGGGAATGAATCAGACAGCAATTGCGTGGCCGTAATCACCTGGTCACCGTTGCCCACATCAATAGGCCCGCTCTCCGCCCAGGGCTTGGCGCCACCGTGGGGAGCGTTCTCAATCTCATGGCGATAAACACGATTACGTGAATCAATATATATAGGGTCTCGGAACACACCCGAATCAACGCCGGCATGGCGGTCAATCTCACCAAACGACCAATGCCCTTGCGCGTAGTCATAAGAAACATAACGGCTGTTAACCTTGCGGATGACCTTCTCGCCGTCTATTTCTTCCTCTACGCCATCCTGGCCCATGCCAGTGTAAAACCATACGATCTCATTAAATTTGGCGTTAGCGACCGCGTACACGTTGTGAGCGTATGTATTGTCTAGGAAACGGAAAACACGGTCTAAGACCTCACAGGGGAGCTCCCGAACGGATGAACCGTCATATTGATAAAAGCCATCTCTGCCCATCCAAAAGGCGCCAGCACCCGTGGCCGCAACAGCCCTATCAGAAATCACGCCGCAGTTTTTGCCGACCTGCTGAAATCCATACACCAATGGCGGGCCCGAATATGTCGCAACGTGGGCGTCTGTGGTGGTCAGGATGAGCGTTCTTCCCCTGACCCTAATGCCACAGCGAATAGCCCCGTCAGTCTGGAGCTCAAAGCCACCGGCCTCGTTGAGAGCCGTAGCCGTCCAGGTCGTGGGGTCTTCCCGATCACACCAGGCGACACGCCTAACGTTGACCGTCCCGTTGACTTCTGCCGCCAGAGCAAAAACAAATCGCTCTTCAGTAGCTACAAGAGATAAGCACTTGGGGGAGTTTTCTAATACGCCAAACTTGTCGTCTGCTGGTTCCCATGCCCATATCCTGCGATCACTAGTCGATACACCCAGGAGCCACTCGCCGTAATTATCTAGTGTCCAGGACGTTGCAGGGATTAGTGTTTGTATGCCGTCAAGCTGTCGAGGCGTTCCGTAAGCTTCAGCACCATACTTGCCGCCGCCATACCCTTTGTTTGCGAAAGGTGTTTCAGACCCCTGAAGATCGATGTTCTCAGTCAGATTAGTTACTGCACCACCCGCGTCCATGACATAAAGATTTAGGGGCGTTGCGGCCGCCATATATCTGCCGACATCAGTGTCGCCGCTCTGCTGGTTTAAAAACCATGAGTGGGCATTTCTGACAACCATCGTGTCAGGGATAACAACAGGTGAAAGAGTGTTCGCCAGGTATTGCAACCAGCCGCCCACAGGCATCATTGCCCCCTGATCCCACCGCATCAGAGACCCGTCATGCCAGCGGTCAGAACACTGTAATGCTGTCCCCTGCCAACGTATCCCCGCTGGAATTGTGAGCTTCAGGTAATTCATTGGCTAACGTCCGCGTTATTGGGATAACTGTATTTAATGCCCCAAATAATTCTCACTGCACCACCGCCAGGCTGGGTGTAATCAGGGGCAACTGACGGGGATTCGTTATAGAGCCCTGAGCCACCAGCTCCAAAGTCTGCGCCAGTGCCACTAGAGCCAGAATTACCCCTTTCGGGGGCTTGCCCTTCAGCCTGGACGGGACTGCCGGCACCGCTTGCGCCGACTCCTTTAACGCCCACGCCACCGCCTGCTGACCCCCTGGAAAAGCCACCCTGAAATCCGGTGTTCCGGTAATAGGTAAATCCGCCTGCCGCGCCGCCGCCCTGGCCGCCGTTGCTGACAGCACCAACCTGAGCAGACTTGCCAGCACCGCCATTGCCCTGGTAGCCGGCCGCTCCGCCACCCGCGCCGGTCCAAACTTCAATATTCGATCCGTTATTAATAATTCTCTCGCTTGAGCCGTCACCGCCGGTCCCGCCGCCACCTGCGCGGCCCTGTAAGTCATATCCGCCACCTGGTCCGGATGCGCTCCCACCGTAAGCCTGGATAAAAATATCATCAAACTCTTGCAGGTTTTCTTTGGGGATACCTATTGATGAGTGCCTGCTATCACCCCCAACGGCTGGGGCGCCCACCCTAATCAGCAATTGCTTGCCTGGGTCAACTTCAATGTCGTTAGCCCATACCAGGCCACCACCACCGCCACCGTTGTAAGATGTAGTCAGCGCGTAATCGTTATAAGCGCCCGCCCCAATACAACAGACGTGTATCCTGGTAACGGACAGGGGTACATTCCAGTAGTAAAACCCTGGGGTTAAAAACTCTTTTTCGCCAATATAGATATTGCCGCCCTCACCGGAGCCGCCAATAGCCGTCAATAGCTTGCTTCTGATCAAGACGCGACCCCAGAATAAGCACCAAATAACTCGTTGCCGTTGCCGGCGTTCGCCGTCCAAAACTGAATAACATTTATGCCTGTATTTAAATCAGGCTCGCCGCCGCCAATCCACTTGACCGCGTTACTCGCGCCGTTGTGCTTCCAAACAATATTGGTGGCGCTGGATGTTTGCTTGTTCAGCATGAGCGTTATGCCCTGACCACTTGATGGCATCGCCAGGTTGTATGTATAAGTCTGGTTTTGACTGATAACCGCAGAGTGAATGGTGCCCTGATCAATAGAAAGGGTTGCCGTTGTGCTGTTAATTAGCGCGGCATTTTTTTCTGTGATTCCGCCCTGGCAATCAATGCTTCTGGCGTCCAAGTCAACGTTAGATATATTACCGTTAGGGTCATCCATGCCCACCAGATTTTTTACCTTGCCGCTAATCTCAACGTCTGGGTGTATCTCTACATCATCATTAACGCCGCCAATCGGTCCGGTAATTGCTGAGCCAGATACCTCGCCCGAATCAATCTTAATGCCGTTAATGGGCTGATCGCCGCCCAATAGCGCATCAATCTTGTCCAGGTCATCATTGAGGTTGCCACCCCACTCGTTTTCTGACCCGCCAATGGTTGGCTTGACTAGGGCATAATTAGTTGTGATTGCCATCTAAATAACTCCTATTGGCACTGCGGGGGCCGTGGCGCAAATGTCACCGCACAGTTAATCTCTGTCACCTTGGTGGCGCCATCGCCGCCAGACACGTCGGGAACCCCATCATTGTTTAAATCAATTGAGTAAGTGGCGCCGGCAGACTTGAGCGTTGTTACTAGCTCACTCAAAGTCATGTTTGTCCCTTGGTAATCAATTGTCGTATCCATTGAATACGATGTCGTAGTTGTAGTATTAGTGTCCGCGCTCGTATCCGTAACGACGCTTTGATCAATAACAGCCTCATCCTGAAGAGTGTAGTAATCACCACCCACTGCCACCCCAGTTTGAGCCGCCGCAACACTACCCAGGCTCGCAACCGCCTCAACAATTCCTCTGTCTGCAATTTGGTCTCCCAAGAGTATGTCCCTATTATTGTCCGACGCATTTCGCTGTGTCTCACCGTTTATACCGGCGATCGCTACTCCCGTTATCATCCCACCAATTGAAGGCGCCAAGGCTTTGGTCCACTCCAGTGCGCTATTCTCCTGGCGTTGCAATGCGAGGATAGGGGTTTGTCCCGTCCCTTCTTCGTTCATGCTTTGAAACGCCAAGGCCATTGCGACCATTCCAGAGCTGGACGGATCAGCCTGAGCGACTGAAGCAAGCGCCTTATAAAGCTCTGCTTTTGCTGTAGCTTCTGCAATCTTTTGATCCTTGATTGCTTCGTGCTGGACTGCAACCATTCTCACCTGATCAGTGCCGTGCTGGGATGCTCGCTCATTCCCCAACTTTGTGGCGCAACCAGAGACCAGAACCAAAGAAATCGCTAAGGCTAATTTTTTCATTACGGTTGACCTGCAAACATGTCAATAACGATCATACTGAATGACGTGCGCTGTGCCGGCATCGGGTCCCACACCCCATTGTTAAGCTCATAAGCAAAAAACGTCAGGTAATTGGATGTAGGCGCAACAACGTTAATGATTACTGGCTTGCCCGTTAACGTAATCGGGGTGATATTAAAGGCGTAGTGAGCACTTAAATCGTCGGTCCAATCATCTAGTTGATTAGCAAAATTAATTTGTGTGCCGTTTGCTCCAGAGGCCGTAATTGATGCGATGTTGTGTTTGTACACTAAACCCTGCTGAATGCCTTGATCCAAGAAAGCAGTGTTGTAATAACATGACGCAACGTTACCTTCATACTTATTGGCGATAGCGTCGTTAACAGTGGCCTCTAGCGTATTGAAATCGGTATTTAGCTTTGTAACGTCAGCCTCGAGATCATCAATGGACTGGGAAGTGTCCCCTATGTTATTGAGATCCGTATGAGATGCCGTTACCTCACCCTTAACGTTGGGAAAGGTTTTCTTAATTGCATGTTTAATAACCCTGATATGGTTATCGCCTTCGCTGATACTTTCGGTTCCCAGTGGAGCGTCAGCATCAAGCTCATGGATTCCATTTGCATTTTCAACACCCATTTAATTAACCTCCATACTTTTCTCAAACAACTCATCAAGCTGTTCATCTGTGATATTAGCCGCCTGAGCCACCTCAATTACCCACTCGTCCAAGCGGTTGATCGTGGTAGCGAAGCCCCAGTGAATAGCGTAAGGCGTCACGTCTACACCGTTAGCCTCAGCCGTAGCGTCCAGAGTAGCCACAGCCGCATTCATAACGCCGTATACGCCAATCTGGTCTAGCTGTAGTCTGAGGTTCTCGTTAGTTGCCGAGAGTCCCTGACGCTTCTTGAGTAGCTTCTGAGCCTCGTAGTCAGCTATCTGCTGTTCTACTGTGGCTTCTTCTGTGGCAGTGAACATGGGCTGTACCTTCCACGCCTCTACCCAGTTACCATCTGACTGCACAGCGCCGTCACCCACAGCCACCTCGTACTCACCTAGCTCAGGCTTAGGACTAGGGAGGACGGGGTCAACGCCTAAAGACTCTAGGGTCGCCGCCGTCCATACCTTGGGAAAGCTGGTGTTGGTGTTTTGTGCCTTTAGCTCTGACTTGGTAGCCAAGGAGCCGTCTGTTCTCTTCCTGTATTTCATGTGTTGCTCCTTATGCTATTGCCATGTAAATGTATTCAGCGCCGTCAATGCTGGGGTTCCATGTGTCCCCGTCAGTTGTTACAGGGAGTACTGTGAATGCACCGCTTGTGTATGAGAACCTTTTGTCCTTTTGAGCGTCTGTAGTGTTGAGGGCTAAGGTTCTGTTTAAACCACCAGGAAAGTCCGTATACATCCAGTTGCCATTCCCATCAGTGCGCTTAACCATTACAAATCGAGGAATTGCCGCACCGAATCCGCAGTCAACGACCACATTAGAGCCAGTACCCGTGTAAGTACCGATGTCACAGATGCCGGGGACTGAGGCGAAGAGGTAGGCTATGTGGAAAACGGTTCGCCCTGCGTTTAAATCGTTGTCGGGGCCATTCTTTATCTCAAACACTTCATCAGTAGGCTCGTTGAAGAGTCTGAAACCAAACGTGGCCACTGAGTTTAACTTTCCATCTAGGGCTACGGAATCTGAATAAACCGCCCAGTCACCATTACCATTCTTACACTTAACCCACATCATCTCAGGCTTAACGCCGAGGCTATGAGGAACTTGAAGTCCTGCCACACCAGTACCCTCATACGTCACCACATCGAAGAAGCCGTGTGCGCGCCTCCACATAGCGCCTACATAATCTAGGCTATCGCTCCCGTTGGACATTGCCCCGTCTTGATAATCAAAAGCGAAAGCAGAGGACTCCATTCCGGTACCTGGGTCAGATGTAACAAGCGTACTTCCCTGAGTAAGGCGCGCCATAAGCATCGGATAGTTTGCACCGCCTGTAATGACTGACCGAAGAAGCGCGTCAGCTGGAAAACCTGACACATAGTTAGGCTCGGTTGATACTTGATTGCTGAGAGCAAACAACTCCTCTGGCTCGAACTCACTCGCTGGCTTGTTCGGGCGGCGTATCGCCATGTAGATGTATTCACCGTTACTGGCATTTACACTGCTAGTCGTGTCGTTTACCTTAAAACCTGTTGGGGTTATATCTAGGCGTGCAGTATTGGCCGATTCCGCATCTGATAGATTTGCGCTTAACTTTGGAAAGTTAGCCCCAACCGGCCAGCCTCTCATATTGTCTCTTAACACCCAATCCCCAGAACTAGAGGCGGGTTTAAGGAGCAACCACTGAGGCTCCCATCCGAGATCAATCTCAGGGCCGTCTGCGTTTCCGTTACCCGTGTAGCTCCCGCACTGGATCACGCCCTCTTCACTGTCGTCGTGGGCGAAGACGTAGGCGACGTATTCAGAGTTTAGAGTGTTTACGTCACTATGTGAGCCTACTGTGAATGCAGAACTGGTAGGGGATGTTGAGGTAAAGGTTTCGGCTTGCAACTGAGCCTCCGCCCGATCCTCTAATAATAACCTAGCAGTAGTGCCAGTAGAGATCGACCTATTCCACACAGGCCATTTTCCAGTACCGTCGGTTCGCTTTACAATAATCATCCCTGGCTCAACGCCTAAGTTATGGGGTATCTCACGCCCCGTTACGCCATCACCCGTGTACGTCACCACGTCGAAGAACGAAGGTGCCTTGCGGAAGGTCCAAGAGACGTAGCCTACTCCAGATGAATTATAAGACCCAGTGTATTTTGGCCCGACAGAGTAACCGTTGGAGTTAAAGCTGGTGAGGTCTTTGCCTGCGGGTGCTACTTGGGCGCCAAACGCCTCATTAGACTGGAGGTTGCCGCCAGAAACACCCCTCTCCGTATCCATCAGGCCGTGGTCGTATCCTGCCGTCCTGTCCTTGGTCCACACCATCCCGCCCTCACCGTCGAGGTCGATACCATTAACGATGTCTTGATCTGCGTCCGTACCCGTGTATAAGTAAGTCGAAAACACGTCGTCAACAAAGGTGCCGCCTGAGCCGCCGCCGCCAGAGTGATCGCCACCGTTATCAGGGTCAGATGCCGCTGTCGCTGTGCCGCTTATTCTGCGTGTTGGCATTCTTAGATGTCCTTTCCTGCCACTAGGCCGGTGTAAGTAGATCCGCCGTCGCTAGTGGTAAAAATAAATGCGTCTGTCTTGTCTGCTGTAGCCGTAAGGTCTGGTGTAGTACCTCCAGGCCACCTAACCGACGCGGGCCACGTTACCGTGAAGCCACTGCCGCTAGCATCTTGGGTAATAGATAAGCTAAAACCTGCCGCTCCGGTGCTGGGCGCGCCCGTGAAACTGAAGGTTGTATTCCCAGACAGCA